AATTCAGTTCAAATAATTGGTCATTTCGCTTTTGGAAATAACCAGTTAGGAGATGTAACAATACCTAATTCAGTCCAAACAATTGGTCCTTTCGCTTTTGTTGATAATCAGTTAATAAATGTAACAATACCAAATTCTGTTCAAATAATTGGTACTTTAGCTTTTACTCGCAACAAATTAAAAACTGTTACACTACCTTCAAGGTATAGGGGTACCGACACCATTAGAGCGTTTTCTGAACAAAGTAATATAATAAGTACATATGGGACGGGTATTAGATTCACATACACATAAAATAAATTTGATATAATAAAATATTTTACTATATAAAAGAGATGTGGTCATTATCAAAGTTTATTTCATTGCCAATTTTTATTGTTAGTTTAGCATTTGGACTCTTTTTTGTTTATATCATGGGTCCAGAAATAAAGGTGGTTCATATGTATCCGACACCAGAAAATGTAGGAAAGGTTCAATATAAGGACAATGCAGACAATTGTTTTTTTTATGAAGCAAAAGAAGTGACATGCCCAGCAGACAAATCAAAAATAAAAAAAGTGCCTATACAAAAATAGCATTTTTACAAATTATTAGTTTTAGATAATTTTTAATAGTGTAATATTATATACAGTAATGTTACGTTTATCAAAATTTTTACATGGTGAAACGGGAAGAATATTAATGTCAATTATTTTAGGCTTGGGTTTAGCATCTTTATTTAGAAGAGTCTGTAAAGGTCGCAATTGTGTTGTTCAAAAAGCGCCTCCATTGGAAGAAATTGATGACCAAATTTATAAATTCCAAGACAAATGTTATCAATACAATGCAGTTTCAGTGAAATGCAATAAAAACATGAGTTATGTTGAAATGGATGACGATGATAAAAAATGATTTGTATGTTTGCGTAAATAACATTATTATAATAATCAAAATATATTATAATTATGGCTTCAGATACAACAAGTATTATGGATCTACCAACAGATCCAACTGGAGGAGGAAGTATTGGTGGAAATGTATCTCTTTCAATAAATGAAACAAACCACGTGATTCCGAATGTAAATTCCGGAGGCCAAAGCCAAGGACAAGGACAAGGTCAAGGGGTTTCTTTAGACCAATCAACTATAAATCAAATTATAAACGGATTACAACAAGCCAGCTCGGCCGGTCTAACTCAGTTACAGTCAAGAGATATTCCAAGAAATACTGAAAATATAATGCAAGATCCTCAAATACAACCAAATTACATACCACCCAACAAAGAAACCGAAGACTATATAGGAGATTATGAAGAAAATGATGAAATTATATCAAAATACAACAAGCGGGTGGAACAAGACAGTAGTTTAGACCAATTATATGATGAGATTCAAGTTCCATTATTAATATGCATATTATACTTTTTATTCCAGTTACCTATTTTCCGACGTTTACTATTCAAATACTTTCCAGTGTTGTTTTTTAAAGATGGAAACATCAACATATATGGTTATTTATTCACCAGTATTTTATTTGGGACACTTTACTATTTTATATCAAAAGTAACGACCCATTTTAGCACGTTTTAACCCGGCCTCATTTTCTCTCTTTGCCTTGAAATTTAAAAGTAAAATTAAGCCCAAAATATAAGATGCGTATCATTTATAGTATATTTATTTAAACTATAAATAATACATCACGCCATAAATCAAATGTTAGAAACGTATATTTCCAAATTAATTGATAATATTCCACTTTCAAAAAAGAATCAAAGAGAGAAAATAGACATTATTCTTGACGGAGGACTATTCAATGGAAGTTATTTAATCGGTGCTCTTTATTTTTTGAGAGAAATGGAAAAACACCAGTATATTGAAATAGAAAAGTTATCCGGATGCAGTATAGGATCTCTCGCTTGTGTTTTATATACAGCCGATTTGTTGGATTTAACAACCGAAATATACAATATGGCGATTGACCAGTTTAAAAAAACAACTCATTTAGAGGTGGTAGATGATATTCTCTCAAAAATACGCAAAAAGTTACCATCCGATATTTGCGAGAGAATGAATGGTCGCGTTTTTATAAGTTATTATGATTTAAAAAAAGGAAAAAAAGTAGTAAAATCCACTTACAAAAATAAGAAAGAAATTATGGATGTAGTGAAACGTTCTTGTTTTGTCCCTTATTTAATTGATGGTAACTATATGTATAAAGAGCGATATATTGATGGTATTTTCCCTTACATACTGCCTAAAAAAGAAGGCAAACGTATTCTTTATTTAGACCTCTTGGGTTACGACAAAATAACTCACATCATATCAGTAAAAAACGAAAAAACGAATTTTCATCGTGTTCTTGCCGGAATGTTGGATATTCATTTGTTTTATATCAAACAACAACCAACGTTTATGTGTAGTTATGTGAATGAATGGTCCTTCATAAGACAAGTGTATCATTTCATAATCAAAAAAATAGTAGAACTGTTGTTATTTCATATAATGTGTCTTTATTATTTTGTTTATAATTTTGCATTAACGAGAGAAATATTGGAAAATTTGAAAAGAAATTCGTTTGTTCAAATTATCCGAGGTTTTCTTAGAAAAATGAATGAAAAGTTTTTGAGATATTTTTGTATCTAGTAGCAAGTCGCATTTTAATATCGTTTTTTACCTTTCATATATATAATAAATTATTTTTTCTAAAAGAAATATCCCTTCCTCCTCTTTGTTTTATTTTTTCCCAAGTGTTTTTTCTTTGTTTTTGTAACAGACAAGTCTTCTATTTTTTGCTTTATCTGTTTTTTATCTCCCGGACGATAGGTCAAGAACCATTCTTCGTATTCCAAAGTTCCGCGTTTTTCTTTCAATTCTTTAAACTTCGCCGCCTTTTCGGCACGCATTTCTTCAACCGTTTCTTGATGCCCGTAACAGTCAATGCTGAATCTTTTCAACAACCCTTTTTGTTCTAGTCTATTCTTTTGTTGAACTTCAAACAAGTATTTCGCCATACATAAAATACGATTGGTATCGTAGTAGTCGCGGTCGGCGTATAAAAAAGCCAAATAATAACTCAACATGGTGTCAATCGTTGCAATTTTAATGTCTTCGCCATCTACTTGAATCACATTGTAACTATGACACGCAATAGGTTTGTATATAAATGCAATCGTATCTCCTCCGACCATAATTTGATAATTTTCTGGAATGACTTCACCAAGTGGTTTGTTTTTTACAAATTTCGCATTTTTCACTTTTACATCTTTCAATCTTTCAATGACAATTTCGGCAGTGGTTTGTGGATCATCCGAAATAACATCAAAGTCGGGTATTTTTTTCACTTTATGATAAATATCTTTTGGCATGTATTTGGCATACATTGAGATAGCGTAACCACCAAAAAACACCACTGACTGATTTACTAAAGTATTTTTTACATTTTCATAAATTTCATTTCCAAACTCTTGATTTTTGGAAAGTTTTCTCTGAAAATCTACGTGTGCACATTGTGCAGAGTCTAATGGATAGTTTTTATTTAACAAAGTCAACCGTTTCAATACTTTTTCCCAACGCGAGGTATCTCCGGCGGGACGACTTAATTCCAAATACATTCCCATTCTTAAATAATTCGGAGGCGCATATAAAATACCCGCGACTTGAATACTATCTTGTTTAAGTGTGTAAAATAATTCTTTGGGTATACTTGTTATGTCGGCAATACCGATGAAATTCACGAAAACTTTATAGGTTCCATGGTGTTGTCCGGCCTTTGCTTCCACTTCAGAAAAACCAGCGTCAATGTAAATATCTGCTAAATCTTTGGCGTCCTTCAACGCATTGGGACTAAAAAAGTCGTAGTCGGGGATTTCAATATCTTTGTTGTAAAATTGGTCCTTTTTGGGAAGAATATTATTAATCGCAGTTCCGCCGTAACATATTAACGATTTTTTCTTAATAAAATTTTCTACAATGGTAAGCATTTTAGTTATTTCTGACGAATTGACTGCATTTTTTCCAATGATTTCTTCTGCTTTATCAACAGCCGAACGTAAAATAACTAATTCACATTCTTGAAATGACATTTTTTTATCGCATAAGTCTTTCATTTGAATAAAATATATTAACTAAAATATAGTGAGATAATATATTTTCTGTTAAAGTTGTATTTGTAAAATATCTTACTTTACATTTTAAAACTATAATAATCACTACTAACTGTGCGTGTTTGATATGTAACCGCTGGATCTTGAGGAGTTGGATTTGGTATAGTGACTGGAATATTACGTAGATTTTCGGGCTTCAATACAAAAGCATAACCATTGTCATTAAAGAATTTTTCGTTTTCTTGTAAATTTACATCATACAACTGGTAACGCATTGCCGTCATCTGTGTTCCAGTTTCTCGGCATACAACCGCACTAGGATTGGCGGGTGATGAACCCTTATCCGGCATGGCAATTGTCATATTTTTTTTGTTGAAACTTTGTAATTCAGACAAGTCGGGAGTGTTTTTAATGTTATAGTAGTTTAATGCACGCGCAAATACCGAGTTGGTGCTAATATTTACATATTCATAAAAGTCTTCGCTATCTAAATAACGATTATTTGTTTTATCAACCATCAAAACTATTCTCTTTTTCAACAAGAGTAGTGGAACATCACCAATATTTTTGCCCCCATATTCATAACTAAATGTGGGTCCTAAGAAATATCTTCTGTATTCCTTAAATATTTTTGCCATATTGTTATACATGTCAAGATTATTACTTTTGAATCTTAAATGAATTAAAATAGGGTCATTTGCGTTTGGTGCAGTTCCACTAGAAAAAGCATAATTCACTATTATATTCATTACATCTGAAAAAGGAACACTATTATAAGTTTCTTTTATGTAATAACTTTTATTTTGTGTTGGTTCTACGGTAGTTGATACACTAACAGTGGATGTTGCTACGACGGGTTTATTATTTATAGAATAGATTTCAAAATCTAAACAACGAACTCCTTGTTTTAAAACACTTTTCAAGTTACATGTGTTTACAAAGTCATGTTTATAAGATCCTCCACTGCAGCAATTGTATGCCGATTTAATGTAATAATCTTTTAATGTATATTTACATTTCGGATCATTGATATTAATTGACTTAATATTCCCATTCAAGGTTCCGTATTTTTTTTCCATAGCAGAACATTCTTTTGATGATAATGTTGTTTGGTAAAAATAATAAACTATAATTAGAACAACGATGACTATTATCATACAAATAATTAATATTACAGCAACTGAACTACCAGACACGGGGTTTTTAATTATTTCTGCCATTTTATTTGTCATACTTTTCATTTTTTCCATACTTATTTAATATATAATAATATTAAAAGTATTTTGTAATTTAAAAATATTTAGATAATAGCGAAAATAAATATATTAATAATTAATTAAATATAAATTCAATTAAATATAAATTATCAGTATAATATAACTAAATGAGTGGAGGATTAATACAACTTGTTTCGGCAAGTAATCAAGATATTGTGTTAACTGGCAATCCCAGTAAAACATTTTTTAAATCAACATATCATAAATATACCAATTTCAGCTTGCAAAAATTCAGATTAGATTATGAAGGTTCTAGAACATTGCGTTTATCAGAAGAATCAACATTTACATTTAAAGTAAAACGCTACGGTGACTTATTGGTTGACTGTTATTTAAGTGTTGATTTACCCAATATTTGGAGTCCAATCATGCCTCCTCAAACGGATGACACCACGACGGCAAATAATACCGGTGCTTGGATTCCATACGAGTATCGTTGGATTGAAAATATTGGTGCGCAAATGATTTCAAAAATAACGATTACATGCGGTAATCAGACACTACAAGAATTTTCGGGAGCGTATTTATTAGCCATGGTCCAGAGGGACTTTTCGGCGGAAAAAAAAGCATTATTTGACAAAATGACTGGAAATGTTCCGGAGTTGAATGATCCGGCGAATTCGGGAACAC